TCGCCGGCCCCAAGAGATGCAGGGCGAGGTCAATCTCATGCGACCAATTGAGGATGACGCCATCTCGCAGGTAGTCGGTCTTGTCATTCCGTTGGGCGACAACGAGGTTGGCCCACTGCGGCTTGCCGATCAGTCCTGAGTCGATCCACTCCTTGGCCTGAAGCACACAGGAGTGGAAGCGTAGGTTATAGCCGACCATTGTGGCCTGCGCGCCTTGTGCGCTATCGAGAGCTTTATCTCTAAGTGGCTTCTCCACGAAGTATGGCTTATCGAATAACTCGCATGCTGCGATATAGTATGCATGAGTAGGCGTGGGGCTGGCGATGACATAGGCATCCACCCCGGGCAAGTTTTCCCAGATGTGATAGCATCTCATGCCGGGGACAACTGCAATAGTATGAGTGTCAAACCCGCAGACCTCATGGCCAAGTCGCATCAGGTTTCGAGCATGCCGGCTGCCGATGCTGCCAAGGCCGATGACGGCAATCCTCTTCTTGCTCATGGGGGTGGGGGTGGGCCTGAACGGAATGCTGTGTTGAGATTCTTCCGTAGTATCTGCACTGCTGTACATTCGTCGCCGTCTCCTATGATCATGACTGACTGAACCGAGTAGGCTGGGCTCCAGGTCCACAGCTTGGCGAAGTCCATCTTGCGGGTGAAGATTCCCTTCTTGTGCTCGTATGGCTTCTTGTAAGCCACAGGGCTCCAGAAGTCGTAGACCACCAGGTAGCCGCCATTGGCCAGCACTCGGTCGCCCGCCATAGCGATTTCAAAATAATCCTCGGGGTCGCAGAGGTAGAGACAGAATCCGTAGATCAGCAGGTCGATGGTTCCATCTCTGCATATGTGTATATCGTCGGCTGAGCCACGGTGCAGGGTTACGTTGCCGGCCATACTGGTATATTGCTCTATGCCGGGGTCGATGCCGTAGCACCTGCAATTGTAGTAGGAGGATAGTTCTTTCAGTCGCCAGCCATCGGCACAGCCGACCTCCAGGATTCGTGCAGGTTCAGGTTTTAGTTTCAGCGATTGGATTGCCCGGAGAACCGGGTCATCTGTCGCCGGCAACTTTTCCTTGTTGCGAGCCAGCCAGGCTTTACCCTCGCCGTCAAGGAAGGCTAATACTTGCGGTCCCATTAGTCTGCCTTCTCCCAGAGCTTGCACCAGTAGACTGGGCTGATGCCACCGCCGACCTTCTCGCATTCTCCTGATCCTATTGGTGAATATCCTGCCTTTTTTAGGAAGAACTTGCAGTATCCCTTGTCGTCCTTGAAGACTCGGCCGCAATGGCTCTCGGCCATGCCGACACTGTAGTCCACATCCATCTTATCGGCCTTAGCCATCAGTGAACTCCATCATTGAATTTGGCCCATAGGTCCATGCAGACCGGGTAGTCGTCGAGAATGAACTGGCTTCGGCGGTATCCCTCTAGGTGCATTTTTGTTTTCTCACAGATGCTAACCATGCCTAGATTGGGGGACATGCAACCGGCGGTGATCTTACGAATGCCGGCGCCGAACAAGTGCTCCATCAGGGCCTCCCAGGCTTCGGTGCCGTAGCCTTGCCCCCACTTGGACTTGTCGCCGATGAGAATCCCCATATCGGCCACTGAGTTGTGCTCGTCTACATGAGCGGTAATGGAGCCGATGAGCTGGTTGCTTGCGGTGATCAATCGGAGCATACTGGGTGGATGGAAGGACTCGATGTACTTGTGCTGGCTGGCATAGTCATGACGGCGGTGGCGTTGCTCCGAGTACTTAACGACCACCGGGTCATTCAGCCACGCGACCTGCTGCTTGATGTCTGTGGCATAGACTGTGGGCGGGATGAGTAGACAGCGTTTCGTGACAATGATAGTCATGCGCTCTTGTTCTTCGATACTCTCGCGGGATGCGGCTCGCTTAAGATCAACGGTACTTTCTGTGAACTCGGCTTTATGCTTTCTTTTTCTTCGCTGTCTTCATTCTCCATACCTCCTTGCGGAGGTAGCAGATTTCCCTGGTCAGAAGAGTGAGTGATTCGTGCAGGAAAAGGATCGCAGGGGAGTCCGCATTATAGCCGCCAAGTCTGCGCCTGTCGTTCGTAGCGGCCTGGAAAGCCTCGATGAGTTGCTCTAGCTCGGATAGCGTCATGTTCCTCCCCTGTTGCGTCCCCCACATATTCTCGTGTTCTCGATTTGTAAAGGGGTAATGTCGTGAGCGTGCAGACCATAACCAGGGCGGCCACTCAGATCCTCAAGGTCCAGAAGCAGAAGAGATACGAGGCAAGTCTTATGGACTTCGCGGAGTATGTCTGGCCGGTGGTCGAGCCGGCTATTCCCTTCGTCAAGGGCTGGGCGCTGGAGGCCATCTGCGACCACCTTCAAGCGGTGACCGAGGGCTATATCCGTCGGCTACTCATCAATGTCCCGCCAGGATTTACCAAGTCCCTGATGACGGACGTGTTCTGGCCGGCCTGGGAGTGGGGACCCAAGAACAAGCCATGGCTGCGGTATATGTGTGCCGCCTACTCCAACCACTTGACTGAGCGCGACAACATGCGCTGCCGCAATGTGGTGATTAGTGACCGCTACAAAAAGTTGTGGGGTGAGCGGTTCCGCATCTCGAATGAGCAATTTACCAAGATCAAGTTCGCTAACGACAAGACCGGCTGGAAGCTTGCTACCTCGGTTAGCGGTATCGGTACGGGAGAGCGGGCGGATAGGGTCATCATAGACGATCCGAACAACCCGAAGGATATGGAATCCGAGGTCGTTCGCGATACCGTCAATATGTGGTTTACGGAAATCATCCCTGACCGGCTGAACAATCAGGCCGAGAGCGCCATCGTCGTCATCCAGCAGCGGACCCACGAAGACGACGTAAGTGGGACCGCCCTTTCCCGCGAGATGGGATACACCCACCTCTGCATCCCCATGTACTACGTGCCGGCGAGTCATGTGAATGGCTACACTCTTGAGGAAGGTAAGCCGGTCATCCAATCCTTTATTGGCGATCTCGCGGCGGAAGTCCCCGATAATGACTTCTTCTGGGAAGACCCGCGTCAAGAGGATGGTGATCTGGCATGGCCGGAGCGGTTCTCGACTAAAAGCTGCGAGGAACTGCGGCGGGATAAAGGTCCCTACGCATGGTCAGGTCAGTACCAGCAGGACCCCGAGCCTCGCGGTGGTTCGATCATCAAACGTGAGTTCTGGCAGCTTTGGAAGGAGCTGGCGTTCCCGGCGCTGGAGTTCATCCTTGCTTCCCTCGACACGGCCTATACGGCCAAGGAGGAGAATGATGCTTCGGCTCTGACGGTCTGGGGCATCTTCCGCGACCCGATGGGGGCGATTTCCAGCGAACCAAGTGCTGCTCTTTGGCTACCCCGAGACACAGTCTCGATTGCCCAGGACATTCCTGGCAACCCCAAGGTTATCCTGCTGCATGCCTGGCAGGAGAGACTGGAGTTTAATGAGCTGGTGGAAAGGGTTACGGAGACCTGCACGAAGGGGATAGCGTCCAATGGGAGGCCAAGATTCGCCGTGGACCGATTGGTTATCGAGGCCAAGGCCAGTGGCCAGTCTGTCGGGCAGGAGCTTTACCGTATGTTCCGAGGCAGCGGGCAGATGGGGATCGACCTGGTAGACCCGAAGATGTATGGCGATAAGGTGGCAAGAGTCCATGCCATCCAGCACCTGTTCGCCGACAAGATGATATATGCTCCCGACAAGGCCTGGGCCGACATGGTCATCAACCAGTGCGCTATCTTCCCTCGCGGCTCTCATGACGACTTGGTGGATTCGACCTCCCAGGCGCTGCGCTATCTCCGGGATACTGGCTTCGCTCTCAGGCGCTCTGAACATCGTATGGATATCGAGGACGAAATGAAGTACCGTAGTTCTACCGCGCCACTATATCCGGTATGACCTAGATGGCCCCTCGCTCCGGTAGCCTGCCCCTGACCGACCAGCCTCCGATGGGTGCTCGGCCGCAACTGTCATTGGTCAATGGGAGCCAGGCGCAGTCTGCCGATACTGGGGTTTCCTTCGAGGACGGAGCGATGAAGATCGCCCACCCTGATGGGTCGGTGACGGTCGATTTCAATCCGAAGAAGCATGACGCGGAGGATGCGGATGACAAGGGGTTCTCCGGTAATCTAGCCAAGAAGATGGACGAGGGCGACCTCGGAAGTGTTGCTACCGACCTCCTAGAGGGCATTCAGCGTGATGATGACTCCCGCAGAGAGTGGCTCGACACTAGAGCCCTGGGCATTACGCTTCTTGGCACCAAGCTGGAGAAACCTCGGAGCGACACAGGTTTATCTGGCGCCCCCCTGGAGGGCATGTCCACCGTCCGACATCCCCTCTTGCTGGATGCCACTGTGTCGTTCCAGGCTACTGCGCGGGGCAACCTTCTACCCGCCTCCGGACCAGTCAAGGTCCGCAACGATTCTCCACCGCCTCCGGTAGCCCCGCCGGCAGCGCTCCAGTCCGCGGATGACAAGGCGCCGCCGATGACCCCTGCTCCAGGGCCAAGCAATGCGGCGCAGGACATCGCCGACAGCCTTGCCGGCAAAGACATTCTTTCTCAGGCGCTTGAGAAAGATATGAACCATTACCTGACCAGCATAGCTACCGAGTATGTTCCCGATACCGATAGGATGTTATTCCTTATCGGTCTCGGTGGTGATGGCTTCAAGAAGGTCTTCAACTGCCCGATTCGTCGGCGGCCGGTCTCCGAGAGTGTCGATGCCGAAGACCTGATTATCTCCAACCACTGCACCGACATGCAGAACAGCGGCAGAGTGACGCACCGCATCTTCATGCGCAAGTCGGTGCTGCGCCGGATGCAGATTCTCGGCGTTTACCTGGACATAGAGATACCGCAGCCGTCAGTGCCGCTGAAGAACGCGGTCGATATGAAGAAGGAGGAGGTTGAGGGAATCAATCCTTCCTATACTCGGCCACAGGACCAGGACCACGAGATTTACGAATGCTACTGCGAACTGGACCTCGACGAGTTTGCGCCTAAGCAGTTCAAGGGCAAAGGGGTGCCGCTGCCATATCGGGTGACTATCGAGAAGGAAAGCAAGAAGATACTGGATCTACGCCGCAACTGGAGAGAGGATGATGAACAGTGTATCGCCAAGCAGTTCTTCGTCCAATTTCCATTCATTCGTGGTCTTGGCTTCTATGGTCTTGGGTTCATTCATCTTTTGGGCAATCTTACCAACGCCCTCACTGCTGCCTATCGTGAGATGCTCGACGCCGGCATGTTCAACTGCTTTCCTGGCTTCCTCTATGCCAAGGGTGTGGGCCGGCAAAATACCAACCAGTTCCGGGTACCTCCCGGCGGAGGAGTAGGGATAGATGTCGGAGCGCAGCAACGCCTACAAGATGCTGTTATGCCACTTCCCTATAAAGAGCCAGGTCCCAGTTTTACGGCCTTCATTCAGCATATGGAGGAGGGTGGACGAAAGCTTGCTGCCACCGGGGACATCTCTGTCGGTGAAGGCAAGCAGGATGCGCCGGTGGGGACAACTCTTGCGCTTATCGAGCAGGCATCCAAGGTTATTGATT